CACCTGGCGACGTGCTTGGCAGATGGCACTCTCTGTTGACAACCCCCGACGGCTGACCCTCTACGACCTCTACACCGACACCCTCGTTGATGGCCATATCACGGGGGCTATAGAGCAACGAAAGAGCAAGACTCTATCTCGACCCTTCAAGCTCATCGACAAGGAGGGCGCGGAGAGCGACGAAGCATCCGATCTATTTCGTAGAGAGTGGTTCCGCGACTTCTTAGACCTCGCCCTCGATGCCACCTTCTGGGGGCATAGCCTTATCGAGCTGGGAGAGGTGGTCAAGGACGATCGAGGTATGCGATTTGCTTCTGCTGACCTCATCCCCCGAAAACATGTCATCCCTGAGTATGGCGTGATCCTGCGCGAGCCTACCGACGATATCAAGCGTGGTATTCCCTTCCGCGAAGGTGACTTCTCCCGATGGCTTATCGAGGTAGGCAAGCCTCACGACTTAGGGCTCCTACTCAAGTGCGCTCCCTACTACATCAGCAAGAAGAACATGGCAGCCTATTGGGATACCTTCGGCGAGATATTCGGCATGCCTATGCGTGTGGCGAATACCACCGCCACCACCAGAGCTGACCTCGACGAGATCGAGCGCATCATGGCTTCTATGGGGGCAGCGTCCTATGGCGTCTTCCCCGAGGGCACGACCATCTCCTTTGAGGAGACCAGTCGAGGCGATGCTTACAACGTCTACGACAAGCGACTTGAACGATGCGACAAGGAGCTCTCAAAGATCATCCTCAACCAGACGATGACCATTGACAACGGTGCCTCACTTTCTCAGTCTGAGGTACACCTTGAAATATTCGAGAACGTCTGCGCATCAGATGCCCGTCGCCTGTCCTACATCATCAATGACCGCCTCCTCCCTCTGATGATCGCTTCGGGCTTCCCCCTTAAGGGCCTAACCTTTGAGTGGGATTACAGCGACGAGATGACGGATGCCGAGATGCGTGAGGAGGAGAGGACTATTCTCCAATACTACAAGATCGATCCTGCCTACTTCGCTGAGAAGTACAACATACCGATCATCGGGGATCGTGAAAGCTCTTTGGATCAGGAGGACAACACGAGCAAGCAACTCTCACGAGCTGACGATTTTTTCGCTTAGGGGGAGGGGCGGAGCTTCAGCTACCTCTCCCCAAGAGATACCTCCAGCTACATAGGGAGCTCGACGAGCTATACACCCCATGCAGCTGCCCGTCGTGCCAGCTGTCAAGGCGTAACACCCCGACGAAGCGTACCTACCGACCCGAGGTCTTCATGAGGGCGGCACGCTATGTATATAGGAAGGGGCGCTTTGAGCGCAAGATGCTCCGAGATGCCCCCATAGTTGCAGCCATCCGAGAGACCTACGAGTGTCTACAGCCTGCCCTGGACCACATCAGTCACTCCACACCGCAGGTCGTGCGTGACGCCCTCGACAATAACGCCTTCGTCTTCTCTGGCTTCAAAGCATACCACACGATGCGTGAGCTGGGCTTGTCGCTGACGAAGGACGACGGGTCTATCAAGCCCTTCGCGGAGTTCTCTGAAGAGGTACGCGCTATCCACGACCGCTATAATGTCCGCTACCTGGAGAGTGAGTACGACCATGCCGTAGGCTCTGCCCTCATGGCTGACCGCTGGCACTCCTCAGCACCGAAGAGCATCCTCGAGTACCGCACCGCTGGTGACGGCAAGGTGCGTCCCGCTCACGAGGCTCTCGACCGCACCTGTCTCCCCAAGGAGGACAAATTCTGGCAAGACTACTTCCCGCCCAACGGCTGGGGCTGTCGCTGTGACGCTGTGGAGGTCCTTCCCGAGACACCGCTATCAGACCCTCGCTCAGCGTGGGAGCGTGGTGATGCTGCCCTCCGAGGAAACAAGCAAGAGCTCTTCCGTGGCAACCCTGGGCGAGACCTACGCCTCTTCCCCGACAAGCATCCCTACTACGGCAAGCGTGGTATTTCCCACTGCTCCATAGATAAGGGAGACAAGGGTGATGAGTGTGCGGTGCTTGCCGAAGTCCTCAAAGCCAAAGAGGGAACAAAGAAGATCTCCCTTACTCCCGAGCAGAAGGAACACCGCAAAGAGATACAGAGACTCGCAAAGGAAAGATTTGTAGGTGTATCGGTCGATAATGGTGTCCGTGTAGAAATAACAGGGACAGGTATTAAGGAGATGCTTAACCAGCCACACGAACACTATCTCGCCAAAAACGAGCTTCTACTTGATCTACCCAAGCTCATCAAAGAAGCCAAGTACTTAGGAGCGTATGAAGATGAAGGGAAGAAGGAGTGGGTCGTACAGACCCACCTATTCGAGACGGAGATAGAAGGAGAGAAGAGCTGGATTATCGCACTGGAAGATAAAAATGGAAGAGTACAGCTTCATAGCATATCAGACAGTCCTCATGTAGCTCTTAAAAAGAGATAACCCCCAGAAGTATCCGCACCCGAACTACAGTCAGGACTAGGATACTTCCGAGGGTTATCTCACTGCAAATATACAACTAATTTCATAATCACAATGCGCAGCAGTAGACAGGTCTTCGAGGACATCAAGCAGGAGGTGCGTGTCGGGCTCACTGCGGAGTTCCACGAGAATTTCCGCCGCAAGGCTTTCTTCGACCGCCCCTGGAAGCCCCGTGGCGAAGGTGGGTGGAAGTCGTCCAGGAAGCGAGCACAGCGCGGGTCGCTACTCCTTGTCACAGGCAAGCTACGACGCTCACTGAAGGGGCAGGTCATGCCATCGGGTGTGTCCTTCACCTCGGCGATGCCCTACGCTTCGCTCCACAACGAGGGCTTCAACGGAGAGGTCACCGTCCCTCAGCACACCCGCAAGGAGACGACGGCTATCCGTCTGGTCAAGGGCAAGCGAGGCATGAAGCGCAAGCGCGTCAAGGTGCGCAGTCACAAGGTACGCTCCTTCAAGCGACGGCTTCGTATGCCACAGCGCCGCTTTGTTGGCAACCACCCCAAGGTCGAGGAGCTCATCCAGCGCATCGTCACCAAGCACGTCGACCTGTGGCGCGAGGAGCTGAATGCCCGACTACGTCGAGCTGAGCGCCCCCATCAATCACTGATTAAATAGACATTGAATATGAGACGAGAGATCTACCAAGCGCTTAAGGAGCGCCTACAAGATAAGGTCACAGACCTGAATCACATCGGGCTGTGGAACGAAAATATGGAGGACCTCCCCAGCGGTATGCTCTTCGAGACGCCCGCTGTGTTCGTAGAGTTCGCACCTATCACCTACACTTCGGCAGGGCAAGGCACCCCGCGTGTGCCTATGGAGATCGTCCTACACCTTGTACACAAGTACACCCCCGAGGAGCCACATGAGTCGCTGGAGCTGTCGGACAGTCCCCGGTGCTTGGAAGATGACCCGCTCGCTTATCTCGACCTCATCGAGCAGGTGGAGAGCGCACCTATCGGGCTGGCAGGTGATGGCTTCAGCGGGCTACAGCTCATCTCCTCCGACCTGGACCACCAGCACGGCGAGCTGATGCACCACTGGGCTACCTTCGTCACAGGCGTTGGCTACCCCTCTCTTGTGCAAGGGGCGCAGGAGCATCAACGCTACCGACAGCCCCCAAGGGGAGTCCTCCTACGGGAGTAGCCTATATACAGAGCAGGGCGGCCACTGGTGACAGTGACCGCCCTGCTGGCTTTGGATAATATGGTTGGATTAGTTGTGCCTCTTCCGCTCGTGCCGAAGGGCGAGAAGCGAACCTATTAATAGGACTGCAAGACCTGAGCAGATGATTACCAACAGGTCAATTACATCGTAGGGTGTCATCGTTAGCTTCGTTTATCGTTTGAGTTATATCGTGTACGGTGTCCTCTTCTTATCCCACTCCTCGAAGAGGGGATAGAGTCCAGGAGGGATCTCCCCAGGCGACTGATGCTCACGGGCGATGCGAAGGAGCTCCATCATCGTCCGAAGAGACATAGGATAGATAGGATAGACGTAGTGCTGCCACACCTTTCGCAGCGAGCGTCGGTGGTTGCCCGGCTCGTGATATCTGTTGATAATAGCGTAGACATTGCGCGCCATCTCTAATCTGTTCGTTCTGATCATCGCCTGAAGTATTTATTGTACCTTTGTGGCGATGCGGTTCCTAACACCGTTTCCTTCATCCATTACCCCCGTCAGTAGCTGGATCCTACTGACGGGGCTTTTTTTTTATGCTTCGGTCATCCCGAGGGGGAGGTCATCCCAGCCACCCATAGCGTTCTTAGTCTGTGCGCGGACAAAGTCCTTGGTACGTACAGGGCGGTAGGCCTCCTTGATGATCGCCACACCTTCAGAGAAGCGGGCATCCTGGATGCTCTCAGCGTACTTATCCAGCTGGAGCACCTTGTCGGCCTTGAGGTTGCCTTTCCCATCGCGTGAGAGGAGGTCAAGGATGATATCCACGAGCTTGCGGGTCTCTTCGTCGCCAGCCAGCGAAGAGATGTAGTCGCGTACCTTAGCTATACCATCCTCTACCGTCTCATCCCAGCCGTCGCGCTGGTAATAGCCTACGATGATGCGCTTCTTCCCATCCTCCGAGAGGAAGCTATGACTGCGCTGGTCGTTAGCCTGAGTCCCCATAACTTCCTTCTTCGTCTCGATGACGCGAGCGAAGGCATCATAGACCTCACGCTTGAGCCCCGTGAGGGCGGTGCTCGCTTCCTCCAGCTTAGGGAAGAGCTCATCGACGGTGGTGGAGGCAAGGGAGCGATAGGCTTCGCGCTCTTCCTTGGCGCGCTGGGCTTCGTCACGGCGACTCTGCTCTTCCATTGCTTGCTTGTAGCGAGCGAACTCCTCTGGAGTCATCTCTACTTTTACAGTGTCCATATTCTATCTGTGATTAAAGGGTGATTAAATGCTTAGTATCTCTTGGTGCGCATGATCTTGCGAAGGCGCTCAGCGCAGACATGGGCGAGGTTCGCGGATGCGCTGGGGTGGATGCTGATAGCTTCCAATATGTCGGGGTCAGTCGTGTGGCTGATGTCCTCGAGGAGCTTAGCGGGGCAGCTCTTATTCTGCGCTATCAGGTGCTTCATCAGGTCGTTATCCTCCTTCGCCAGCTCAAAGAGTATTTCTGGCGGGGTCTTGGAGTGCTCAGCCACTGAGTAGCGCACGTAGAGGGAGTCATCGTGGGCGAGCTCCTCAAGGACATTGATACTAGTGTGATCGCTCTCGGCTACCTTGATGCGCTCCTCCTCGGTGAGAGTCCAGAGCGCGCTGTTACTTCTTAGTTGCATGGCTTAGTCTTGCTTTGAGAGTTGACTGCGGAGTTCAGCGAGTTCACGACGCTGGCGGGAGACGACTTCGCTGAGCGTCAGGGTGGTGCAGACGCCCCAGAGGGCTACGCAGGAGATCCAGATGATGATGCCAGCGTGGGCATCGCTACAGATGGCGTCAAAGCCAAGAGCCAGGAGCAGGCTGACGAAGCCGAGGAAGATAGTTTCACGTTTCATTGGAGTAGTTATTGTTTATGTGGTGAGTTAGTTTGCGAGGGTTGATGGTGGGAAGTAGGAAGTCTGGGGAGCGGTCTCTTCGCGGGTGATGGCGTCTACGGCACGCTTATCCTTGACCTTGTCGTTGAAGAGCCCGATGAGGTTACGCAGGCGTTCTTTAGGGATCTTGTTGAAGGAGCGGTAGCCCGTAGCTCGGCAGGCAATACCTTTGATGATCGCGGGGTTTTCAAACTTACCCTCACTGCGGAGGTAAGCGCCTATCGCTGCCATCGTCCGCTTGCGGAGCTTACTGATGTCGGTGCCCTCGGTGCGTCGGTCAAGCTCGCCAGCCAGCGCTGCACATACGTCGATGAGGTCGTGGGTCTCCATATCTTTGCTGGAGGTGCAGCCGTAGGGCGAGAGGAGGGCTTCCCGATCTTCGGGGGTGAGCTGCAGCTGACTGCAGAGGGTGTGATATCTTCGGATGGCGCCCATGTGGAGCTTGTCCATCTCGTTCGTGCCTTTAGCTCTCATTGATTTCTATTTCTTTTCGTTGTTTACGTCGATCTCGTTGGCTGGGGTCGGTAGCGGTGGTGCCCCAATAGGCGTTGGCCCCTTCATCCCAGATGATGTAGTCGTCTCCGCCGATCTCCCCGGTAGCATAGCGGGAGGTTACCATCGCTCGGTAGCCCTCGACGCGGATCTTCACGTCGGCATCGTAGCGGATGGCTTGGGCAAGCGCTCCCTTCGGCTCACCGCCTCTCTCGTGGGCAACGATGACGAAGAGCTTCTTGCGGTAGCGCTGACTGAGGCGCTGGTAGTCGCTGAGTCGAAGACCTCGGAGGTAGTTGATCGAGTCGATGATGACGATCTCGGGGCTTTGGCGCTTGCCGAGGCGCTCGAAGAGCTCATCATACCCCTCTCTATCGAGGAGCTTGACGCGTCGTCCTGCCTCATCCATACCGCCTGCTATCCAAGCAGCCTGCATCGTGGGGCTTAGCCCTTGCTCCAGTGAGTTGTAGAGGACCCTCCCAAATTGGCTGAGGTACTTCGCCAGCTGGAGGCAGAAGGATGTCTTACCCGAGCCACTACCCCCGTAGATGAGCCACGTGCCACGCAGCACAGGCATCCCGATGCTCGCCAGCCACGCCCCGTCGAAGTCGGCGATCTTAAAGCGGGCCGATCGGATATTAGCGCTGGAGTATGCTCGTGCCATAGCTTAGTCCTCCTTAGACAGCTGATGTTCACGCCAGACGGCACGCTTGACACGGCGGAGGTCGCACTGTGCTTCGTCGGCGATGCGTCGCACGCGTCGGCTGTCGGTCAGCCCATTGGCGGTGCACACCAGAGAGATATCTTCGGGGGAGAGCACGCTGAGGCTGATGCACTGACGGCCGATACGGCTGTAGACCT